TACCAGGTCGAGCCGCTCGACGCGCTCGGCCAGGAGCAGGGGATTAACGAGCATGTCTGGATGACCTCGAGCCAGGTCATGAAGACGCTCGGAATGCAGATCTTTTCGGCATATACGATCGCCGTTGATCCGGCCCCCTCGCTCTTCGTCGAGCCGAAAGACGACATGGCAGAGGCGTTCTCGAAAGAGCGCTTCGACTCGATGGTCCGGGACAATCCCTGCCTTCGCGAGCGTGTGGCCGAGAAGAAGTCGAGGGACTCTTCGAACACGATCGCGATGAAGTCCTTCGTCGGCGGGTTCCTTGCGATCGTCGGCGCGCAACGCCCGGAGAACGGCGCTATGCGATCGGTCCGGAATCTCTTCCTCGACGAATACTCGAGGTATGAGGACTCGAAGACGGAAGGCGATTTCGGCGCGATTGCGAGGAAACGCGCGGAGTCGACGGTCTGGAATTACCGAGTGATCTATGCGTCCTCGCCGACGATTGAGGGCGCGTGCAAAATTACCGAGGAATTCGCGAATACCGATCAGAGATACTTCCACGTCCCTTGCCTGGCGTGTGGTTTCGAGCAGCGGATCACGTGGAGCCATATCCGGTATGGCGAGCAACCGGACGGCCGGTATATCGATCCTGGCGAGGCGGAGTTTCAGTGTGCGGAGTGTGGCGCCTATACGATCGAGGCGCGGAAGATGGAGATGCTCCGGCGCGGCCAGTGGGTTGCGACGCGCCCGCATAAGCGGCGCGGCTACCACATCTCGCAGCTCTACTCCCCGCTTCGGACGTGGGGCTCGTGCGCGGAGGAGTGGATCTCAGCGGGGAAGAACGACCAGAAGAAACAGGTCTTTATCAATACGGTCCTCGGCGAGCCTTGGCAGCAGCCGGGCGAGACGGTCGACTGGGAGCGGCTCCGCGGCCGTTGCGAGGACTACGCGCCCGGCACGGCGCCGCGCGGCGTCCTCTTCATCACGGCCGGCGTCGACGTCCAGAAGGACAGGCTCGAGGTTCAGGTTATCGGGTGGGGGCGGAACAAAGAGAAGTGGCTCCTTGACTACCACGTCCTGCCCGGTGATCCGTACCGAACGGAAGTCTGGGAGCATCTCGAGAACGCGCTGGCGATGACGTACCAGCATGAGGATGGCGGCGAGATGACAATCATCCGCGCCGCGATTGACTCAGGCTATGCGACGAACGAGGTTTATCAGTGGGCGCGGTCGCGCGGCGGATCGCGCGTGATTGTGGTTAAGGGAGAGACGCACTCGCGCGGAATCCTCGGCGTTCCGAACGCTGTCGACGTCACGGTCAAAGGACGGACCCTGAAGAAGGGGATTCACAAGTGGCCCGTGAATGTGAATACGGCCAAGTCGACGCTCTACGGAGAACTCCGCCAGGACCAGCCGGAGCCGGGTGAGGCGTATCCGCCCGGCTGGTTCCACTTCTGCGTTCCGCCGCAAGGCGATGAATATTTCCGCCAGCTTTGCGGCGAGCAGTGGGTAATCAAGAAAGATCGGCTCGGCTTCGCGAAAGGCGAGTGGACGAAGATTCGAGACCGGAATGAGGCGCTAGACACGGGAGTCTATGCGCTCGCCGCGGCGGAGCACGTCGGGCTCTCTCGATTCACAGAGCGGGAATGGCGACGCTTCGAGGTTTCGCTCGGGACGACTCCGCGCGCGGAAAGTCTTCGTCGCCCACTCCCCCCCGCCGCGCCCGCTCCGGCTCCCGAGAGATACGCTCCGCCGTCGCCGGCAGCGCCGGCAGCGCCGCAACCGCAGCAGGTCATTGCGCGCCCACCTCGGCCGCGCTCGTCTGGTGCGGCGAGATCAAGTTTCTTGTCGTCGTAGGAGGCCCTATGGAATTGTCAGAACTCAACATGAGGCGGGACGCTTTAGTCCGCAAAATTGCGGACGGCGTTCAACGCCTCGAGAACGGGGATCGATCGATCACCTACCAGACCGTCGAGGACAACCGAAAGGCCCTACAGCTCCTCGACGTCGAGATCGCGAAGGCCTCCCAGTCGGCGCTCCGGCGCCGAACGCGGCTTGTTGGAAGGAGCGGACTCTAAATGACTAAGCGCGAGCTCGTAGCGGCCCGTAGCGCTGTCGTCCCGCCCGCCCCCTTGAGGGCTCGGCGCCGTGCCGCGTCGTACTACGACGCAGCCTCGACCGCGAAACGGCTATCCGGTTGGCAAGTCCCTTACGGCTCGATCAATTCGGCGATCGTCGCCGGCGGAGATCTCCTCCGACAGAGGGCGCGGCACGCTGTCCGGAACAACGTTTGGGCGGGGAACGCGATCAATACGTTCTCGGCCAATGTGGTCGGGACCGGGATCAAACCTAAGTTCAATCACCCAGATCCTGAGATCCGAAAGAAGCTCGCGCGCCTCTGGAAAATCTGGACACGCGAGGCGGACGCGGACGGCGCCTGTGACTTCTACGGCCTCCAGGCGCTTGCCTGCCGATCGACGATGGAGTCCGGAGAGTGCCTCGCGCGCCTCCGGCCGCGCCGGCTCTCGGACGGGATGACGGTCCCGCTTCAGCTTCAATTGATCGAGAGTGAGCACTTGCCGTTCAACACGAACGAGGACTACGGGAACGGCTTCAAAGTCCGGGCGGGGATCAAGCTCAACGCGATCCGGCAGCGCGTTAGCTACTTCCTCTATCGCGATCACCCGGGGGAGTTCGGTCTCGGCTCTCTTGACACCTCGCTCGTCGAAGTTCCGGCCTCGTCGATCCTCCACATGTACCAAGTCCTCCGGCCTGGGCAGCTCCGGGGGCAGCCGTGGCTTACGTCCGTTCTGCTCAAGCTCTGGGACCTCGAGCGCTACGACGACGCTGAGTTAGTTCGAAAGAAGCTCTCCGCGATGCTCGTCGCCGTGATCTACGACGAGGATGATCAGAGCATCTTGCCGGCAGATGAATACGATGAGGATGATACGCCGATCTCGGTTCTCGAGCCGGGGACGACGACGCGCCTCCGCGGAAATCAGAGGATTGAATTCTCTGACCCGAAAGATGTGGGGGGGATGTATAAGGAGTTCATGAAGACGCAGCTCCGCGCGGTTGCCGCGGGTCTCGGCGTCACGTATGAGCAGATCGCGAACGACCTCGAGGGCGTGACGTTCTCGTCGATCCGCGCGGGCCTGCAGGAGTATCGGAGGAAGACCGGGCAGTTTCAACACCAGAACGTCGCATTCCAGTTCTGCGATCCGGTAATGAAACTCTGGCTCGAGCAGGCCGCGCTCGCCGGACGGATCTCGGCGAAGGACTTCTATGCGAGTCCCGAGCTCTACCTCGATGTCGACTGGATGCCTGCCGCGTGGGATTGGGTGGATCCGGCCGCGGACGTCGACGCGAAAATCCGCGCCGTCAACGCGGGCTTTACGACTCGCTCGGCCGTGATTCACGAGCTCGGCGAGGACCCCGAAGCGATTGACGCGGAGCGCGCCGAGGACGACAAGCGGGCGAAGGATCTTGGTATCCGCTTCCCCGAGCTCGAGCCGAAGCAGGTTGAGAAACCTGCGGAGAAGCCGGCCCAAAAACAACAGTGAAAAAACTTGTTCCGGACATCGGAAAAGGTAGTAGGGTTGGGGCGTGGTAACCGCGCCTCAACTCTCGCCTAACATTCTGGCGCCTATCGGCGCGGAGACTGCGAACCAAAAGCTACTCAAAATGTTCGGCGAGAAACACCTTCTCGTCGAGGCTACGAGGCTCGAGTCTGGGCGCGGCCGGGCGCGGGCGAACCGAGCGATTACGCAAGAGTCCGGGAGTACGAGCCAGGCGGTCCGGACGATCAGGGTGGTCGACGTTTACGGGATTCTTTCGAACGCGTCGGACGGCGACACGCATTACTCCGACATCGTCGCGGAGTGCATGGATGCGGTCACAGATCCGAACGTCGACGGCGTAATCCTCCATATCGATTCGCCCGGTGGCGATACGACCTCTGCCTTCGAGGCCGCGGACGAAATCGCGGCAATGGCGAAGTTAAAGCCGATTTACTCAGTCGTTGATGGTGGCGCTTACTCCGCGGCTTACCTGCTCGCGAGTCAGACGGAGCGAATTTTCGTACAGCCGAAGACGGGCGGGGTCGGCTCGATCGGCGTCTACTGCGCGCATATTGACATGAGCGGCTTCCTCGAGAAGATGGGCGTCAAGGTGACGTTCATTTCGAAGGGAGAGGGCAAGGTCGACGGGAATCCCTACGAGCCCCTCAGCGAGGCCGGCGCGGCTCAGCTCAAGACGCTCGTCGAAACGGATTATGGTTACTTTGTTTCAGCCGTGGTCTCCGGGCGGGGTTTGACGGAGAAGAAGATTTCAGATCTCGGGGCGCGCCTCTACTTCGGCGCGGACGCGATCAGTAAGGGTTTGGCGACGGACGCCGGCGGTATGCGCGAGGCGGTTTCTGCCATGTGCAATTCGCTCGCGGTTTGCAAGCCAAAGAAGGGCTCTTCGGCCAAGGCCGGGAGCGTGAATCAGGAGGCTCAAACGATGGCCGAAACGAACGGCAATCAGACCACCGAGGCAACAGCTTCGGCGGAAGCCCTCCGCGCTCAGGCGCACGCGGAGGGCATTCAGGCAGAGCAGGCGAGGAGTGCGGAGATCGTCGACCTCTGCGAGATCGCGGGTCAGCCCGCGAAGGCGGCGGGGTTCATCAAGGCAGGCAAGAGCGTGGCGGATGTCCGGAAGGCTTTGCTCGAGAATCGGGCGAAGGCGGGCGACAAGCCGGGCGAAATCGATACCGCGGTTGAGCCGGGCGCCGGGACTGGTGCGGCGGCGAAGCCGGCGAAGACGCTCGCCCAGAAGATGAGCGAGATGTTGAAGGCGGGGAGGTAACATGGCGACTCTCACGGAACCGAAGGTTTTGAGCGACTTCCTCCTGATGGAGGATGTTTGCAACCGTTACTCCCGCGAGGGCGTGACGGTCCTCAGCGGTCAGAATTTGGCGATCGGCCAGGTTGTCGGCAAGGTGACGATCGGCGCCGCGACGGCCGCGGCGAAGTCGGGCGGCAATACGGGGAACGGCACGATCGCGATGGACGCGACGACGCCGATTCTCGCGGACGCGACGGTTGGTGTTTACCAGGTCCGTTGCATCACGGCCGGGACGAACTCGGCGACGTTCCGCGTCAGCTCCCCGATGGGGACGGTTCTCGGCGACTTCTCGCTCTCCGGGGCGGGCGCTTCCGGCACGTTCTCGAATCGCCTCAAGTTTGCGATCACGGACGGTTCGACGGACTTTGTCGTCGGCGATGGCTTCGATATCACGGTTGCTGCCGGGTCCGGCAAGGTCAAGGCGTGGACGGCGGCGGCGGTCGACGGCTCCCAGTATGCCTACGGCATCATGGGCGAAAACATGAACGCGAGCTCCGCGGACAAAGCCAGCTTCGCGATCGTCCGCGAGGCGATCGTCAAGGCGAACTCGCTGGTTTGGTCCGGCACGCCGAGCGCGACGGAGAAGGCGACGGCGCTTGCGCAGCTCGAGGCGCGTGGCGTCACGAGCCGGAGCAACTACTAAGGAGTTTCGAACATGGCGAACGAGTTTGTTGACATCTTCAATTCCGGGGCTTTTGACGTCGTTTCGATGACCGAGGCGATTCGCCTGATCCCCAACACCTACGGCCTGCTCGGCAACATCGGCGTCTTCCGCCAGGAGGGCGTGACGACGCGGACGGTCGCGGTCGAGTACGACAACATGACCGTCAAGGTTCTGGCTTCGAAACGGCCGGGCGCGCCGGCGGACGCGAACAAAAGCGGCAAGCGCTCCCTGAAGTCCTTCTCGATTCCCCATTTCCCCTTCGAGGATGTTCTCCTCGCCGAGGACGTGATCGGGAAGAGGCCTTTTGGTCAGCCTTCCGGGCTGGAGAGCTACCAGGAAGCGGTGAACAAAAAGCTCATGGAGCTCCGCATGAGCCACGATCAGACGCGCGAGTATTTGAGGCTCGGCGTCTTGAAGGGCCTCATCAAGGACGGCGCCGGCGTCACGCTTCTCGACCTCTACACCGATTACGGCGTCTCCCAGACCGTGGTTGACTTCGCGCTGACCACGGCGACGACCGAGGTTGTGTTGAAGTGTCACGAGGTCAAGCGGGCGATCGAGGTCGCGCTTCTCGGCTCGAGCATGTCGGGCGTCATGTGCCTCTGTGGCACGGGTTTCTTCGACGCGTTGACGACCCACGCGCTGGTCAAGGATGCCTATCGGTACTTCTTGATCAACGGACAGACGAATGAGGGCGACTACCGCTCCGGCTTCCGGTTCGGCGGAATCACCTTCCGGGAGTACAACGGCTCCGTCTCGCTGCCGTCCGGCTCGACCGAGGTGCTCGTCGGCGCGACCGACGCCTACTTCTTC